GGTTGATTCCCGAAGGAAGAGCGCCCGGGCCCCGCCCGTACCGGTTTTTCTCGTCACGGTGGACGTCAGCCGTTGCCCCAATTTTATCAGCGCCCGATCAATAGTCGGATCCAACTGGAAGGGTGATCTATGGCACGCCTCTCAACACGGGGTCTGCGGTGGCTAACCGCGCAGCTTCTTACAGCAAGCACTAAGCACATGGTTGCTGCTGACCAAGCCAAGTGCGCGTCGCGACGCCTTTCGGTGTCGGAAGGGAGGGTGGAGTGCACTTATTTTACAATGAGGGAGTTATGCATTTATGCTACATATGATCTTTCCAAAGCAATCCACTCACGAACAGTTTGCGGAATGGGCACTTCATAATAATGTCCGGGGTCACGAGGGCCCCTGGGATAGTCAAACTGGTGATACAAGTCGTCAGCACCAGTGCACTCATTTTGGTGAAGTTGGTCATGAGACCAGCCCATTTTCAGCTTAATAACAAATACTAGCCGCATCATAACCTCAAAAGGGGAATAACCTAAAGCAGCAATTAACGCCCTGTCGCCCGTAGCCAACATGCCGTGCGCATAATGGAAATCGTGTTCTCGACAATACGAGTCAACACGATCAACTGGCTTAACTGAGAAATCACGACCTCCGATCTCTCCGCCAGTCCACCCGGGCCCACAGTAATTCCCGTGGACCCGGCAGGCGGGGCGGCTTCAAGCTCGCACGGCCCCACGCACCGCTGTATAAGCAGATGCGACGGAGCCGACGGCAGCGCCAACAGCGGTAATACCTGCAAAAATAGCTTTTGCAATTGGTATCAAAGCCATCAAGTGCAAAGGGTTTTCGAAAAATTGTTGCTGGGTAATCAAAGCGGCGACGGTGTCCATTTCAATTGATGGCTTCAAGTGCTGAGTCTCACCAGGGAACATCTGATTAGCGGAGACCCACTGCAACACAGTATTAATATTGAACCTAGCGATTGTGGATGGAGTGGTAGTGGGGGCATTTGACTTGATGTAAATGATCAAGTAAGATGAATCCGGATATGGCGAAAAAGCCAATGTTTCCGGGTCAGTGCCACTCCCATAAGACACTTCCACAGTATCACGCTCATAATCCGAGGCAGAGGAGGGCTTAGCGTATGCGTAAGCCCCCTTCTCCCACGAATAAACAGCATAATTGTTTTTGCCAACTCTGCTAGCAATGTTGCTCGTTCCAACTTGATTGCCGACGTATTCATCCCACAATGCTCCTGACCCCACTTGAGCGACAGTAATGTCGCCGTTCTTATACAGTTCCGGAGAAATGTTAGAAACTAGGGCGGAGAAAGCAGTGACGCGAGCGGCGGCAATACTGGGCAGCAATGAATTGAAACCAGCGATTGGCAAGTGGGCGCAAATGTCACACGCGCCTAATGTAACTGTAACAGCATCCACAAACAAAGTATATGATTGAGTACCGGGTGTCAAAAAGAAATCAACTTTGGACGAAATTTTCAATGCCACATAACCACGTAAAGTGGTGGTAATATTAATGACAGCGCCAGCAAAATCACCACCAACCGGCCCAGCCAATGTGCGAGAAGCAAGCATGACCGGTGAGTTGCGTGTTGAATTGGTCTGTGACCCTAAAACCCACAACTCAACTGTGACCGTTAAAACGGCCCCAGCGCCGAAGTTGGCTGCATTGATACCACTAGATGTAATAGTGGTGCCAATTGTAGCTGGAGCGCCGCCAGTGGCATCAACCCAAATCCAAGACAAATCTTGCCATTGGGCTGCCCAGTATTTATCAGTATGTGGCTTAAAAGCTGATACGGTGCTGTAATAAGACATGATAATCGGGGAACAAATTGATTCCATAGATGCGCACACACCTTGAAGCGTGATAAGAAAAGAGCAGACACCTGCAGGGTAATTGTTAAAAACTGCATTATAAACCGCAACTGCACCGGCGGTATTAGGTAGCATCAAAATGCGATTCCAAACCGGATTTCGTGTGACAATCATAAAAGTGTCACCGCGAGGCACAAAGCCATTACCTCCGGCGGCGGCTGCATTGAAATCGTGATCCTGGAATGACCGGGAGGGTGTGACCATAGACGGTTGGCTGGATGACATAACCAAACCCGTTGTCGCATGCTCCGGATCGAGAATCATCTTTATCATTTGCTGCAACCTCGGCTCTTGCTGGCTCACAATTTTCTGCAGAGCATACCGGGGCACCATCGGTGAACTGCGCGCCTTGTTGCCCACTCCACGGCCTAACATGGGAGTGCCCTGTACCAACGACCTCAAAGCTTGAGTCATCTGACTCGCTGTCAGGCCACGCTTGGCCTTGCGAGTTCGTGGGCGGGCTCCCAAATACGGCTGTATATCGGCAGGCAAGTTGGAGTTGGAGCGCAATGTGACACGATGGGCATCTGAATTGCTTCGTTTTGGAGTGCGTGAACGTCGTTGTCCTGGCATAGGAAAGAAAAGAAAGCGCCGGCACGCGCTGCATTTTAACACACTTTGAATGCTTTTCTTTCGGCCAGTAAGAACAGCCTCTGAATTATCTGTGCCAGTTGTGCCGTGTCTGACGACGTAGCCGCTGAGGCTGAGAACTTCTCTGGCCACCGGCCATAGCCAGCGGGGGTCAGGCACCCCCTCATCAGTCGCGTTCTTTTCATAAGTCATAGGCTGCATGAGCAGCCATGACTATATGTGATGATATTGATCGGCAAGGAGTGCGTTCAACGTAAACACGAAAGTCATCGTACATTCCCTCATCAACCCCCAAACGCTCCAAAGCCCATTCAAAGCGTTGGGGGTGGGGCTCTATGCGAACTTGCAGAGCCCACGCTGCACTAACACGGCGGTTATAGTCAAAAATTGGAGTATGTCCCGCTGGGGCCATCTCATGCAACAATGGCTCAAATCCAGGAACAATGACCTGTTGCTTAAGGCCAGCGGCATTGCCGCCTAGCCAAGCAGGCCAGTCAGGTTGAGGCATCAGGGACACTCCTAATTTCGAACCAAGCCGTCCAAGAGTGTACCCAGCAACGAGGCACTCAACACCGTCAACGACGGCGGGCCAAGGCTGCTGGGCACAAAAGCGTAAGTCACAAAACCGTTTTTCACTCAATTTTGGTTTAAAACCCAATGATCGTAGAAAGCCCACTATAGCGTCTTTGTCGACTTGACAACGCACCAGTGTATCATTATCATCACCGGTTTCAATCAGCCGACACTGTTCGGCTAATTGTGCGACTGTCAACCCTGTAGTCCGGCACAATGCAGCGACCATTGCGGACATACCATTCCATGTGTTTTGCTGCGACGTATCGCCGCTGCCAGAACACATCCCCGGCCAATCATCTGGCAAGGAGTAATACTGGCCATATGGAGTACGCCCCTGGGTGGTCATATGCATTCGCTTAACCTGGGATATGATGGTGTCTGTGAACCCAAGCTCTTCCATTAAAATTATGTTGTTTTTATGGGCTTCTATCCCTTGGGTGGAATCATAGAGCGTGTAATCATTCTCCAAGCACTTCCACCAATTATCCAAAGCGGTGGGCGTCATCCCTGGTTGCCACCCGGCAAGCTGAAACCAGCGACCAAGGTGAAGGCTATTCAAGCCAACCCCATAGCAAAAACTACTCGTCAACGGGAAAAGTTTTTTCAGCACTTCGGACACGGCCAGGGCAATTGGGTTATATGCGACATTTATCATGTCATCATAACCCTGAATGGCTCGTGGAGCGTACTCAGCCACACCACAACTGCCCCCATTATTTATAAGGTCGCCAGTGCCATTCATTTTATGGAGTAACTCCGTTTTCATGAAGGCTTTCCGTTGAGCAATGCGCTTGTTCATGCGCCAGAACTGCCACCCTAGTGTATGCCTAGCCCGGTCATTGCGGACCCTCTGGGCCGGCTTCACCTGCGGGCGGCTATTCCAAATGGCATAAACCATGCGTTTGCGCAATTTCTTCTCAGGGCACGCCCAGGCAATCATTTCACGGGTTATTTGGTGCACATAATCCCAATTTTCAGCGGGCTCAGACGGTGACTGAAGGACGCGATTCACAATAGCCAATGTCATATTTTGCTTCGTATGAGCACTTTTGTTAGGCACTAAAGAAGGCACTCCCCCACAAACAGGGGGGGCCCAAACACGGCCCACCAATATAGATCCTGGCTCATCTGGATTTTTGTCCAGTTGCTCAGTGTCATAAAATTTAGCATCCTCAGGTATATCTTTTAATTGCGTTGCCGGTTTCATAGCCGTCAAGCAACTGGGCCGGTCATACGGATAATTGTGGTTGTAGGGTATCGGAAGAATAATGCCAGAATCTTGCGCGCAGGCTATTATTGACACATCGCCATTCCGGCAAATTGAACACTGCCCGTCAACTAACCAATGGCCGCATCCACAACGCCGTACAATGCGACAGGCAGCACAATGCCGATACTTTTGGCCGTGTTCGCATAGGCTGACACCGGATGCTTTCCGCAGCGGCATGTCAGGCGGACAATCAACATTGAGTCCATCCCGATCACCAACAGGGATGAACAAATCTGCTCTACGAAGACCCTCCATTGACCCCCACAAAGGCGGTTGAGTGGGATGATAGCATGTGTGCCTATATATTTTGATTAAACCAGCAAGACAAGCAACACTGGCTAAAGTAGCAATCACAGGCCCACAAACTGAAAAACCAGCAACGACAGCCGCACTTGCTAACAACCCACCCGCAATAACCACGGCATGGCGACGCAGTGGGACAAAGCCATTTAGGTCGTCATATGTCCACTTCAGGTGTTTTTGCCTGAAGCGCTGCCAAACGGACCGAGGATTATACTGTAGCGTCTCAATATAATTGGCTGCGGCTAATTTTGTGGTGGCTGTATTCTTGTACAACTCATTCACCTCAGCACTAATCATAGTGCGTATGCCGTCAGGCCGAATCTTGACGCTCACAATGTAACGCACGGTGGCTGCCACCAGATCGTCATATGTTACATTCTGCTGCAATTTCCGTTCAGTGCCATAATGTTGAGCGGCAAGAACGGAATAAGTGGCAACAATTGAAGCAGATAACGGAGCGGCCATTGCGGTGCGCTGCACTGCCTCAACAATATCGCGCGAAATGTAAATGTCTCGGACCCCACTTGGGATCCATACTTCGCACTTAACATTGGGTATGTCGCCATTCTTCCCGGCGTATAAACAATACTCACTTGTGTTAACGCGCGCTGTCAAGCCCTGGCACGACACCACATAGCGCTCACCATTGCAAAACACACCATGGGCGTTAATCTCAAATTTTAAAGGGGGGGCTTTCCCATCAAGCACTGTCGCAAAACCCCGATGTTTAAAAACGACGACAAAAGCAGGGGTTTCGGCAGCATCTGAAACACAATAGCTTTTGGGGGGAGCAAGTGATGCAATTTCAGCAGTTTCTCCATCGCACCGCCCCAAGCCAACATCTAAGGTGGCTGGGGTACCATAATACGACACAAACTGCGTATCAGGGTCATCTAAGTAATCCCCCCAATTGCTGGGCTGTGCGACTTGAGGCGCACAAAAATCAAAACGTGAACTCCCACATGTTATTGCAGCAGGTGTATTCTGGTCAAAATCATCCCAATTAAAAGAAGCAGCGATTATACTATTCTCCGCGGGCTGAAATCCAAGGTACACATCATCATCACCAGGATTCCAACCTCGGTCGGACCCATCGGATGAGTACGTGCGTTCCATTGGACCTGGCTGTTGTGCAACAGCGACCAATGCATGCCCAACGGTCCCCATGTCTTGGTTCCTCAATAGCAAAATAGCGCTCTTAGGGTCACCATCACGCGCCACACGAATATTTCGGGTGCGCGTGTTCCACCTATCAATGACGTGCACTGTGGGCATGGCTATGTTATACGCTTCACAAAACCGCTCTACAAATTCAATGGGATAGCCGGTCTTCTCAGTGTAGTGCTGGCCCTTTAGATGGTACGTGGCGAATGTAGCAACTACATCGCCATATGGCACAGCCGCAATTATTGACGTGGCATGTGCTAAACAGCCCTTTTGGGGGGCATCACATTCATCAAAAAGTGCAGTGTCAAATCCAGGCCAGGTACGAACAGTGCGCTCAATAGCTTGAATCGCCTGTTTACTAACACCGCGAATCCCGTATAACATGGCGGGTAGCGAACCACAATCAGGACACCGCCATCGGACCTTCCGAGGATTAGTGAAGGTAATGAGGCTGTTATCATCATAACAATCCTCACAGTAATAACTCCACATACCGCGACAGCGAACAATCCAACGACGATCCAAGAGCATGCACCCCTCAGGCATGCTATTTAAAATTGAACTTCGCAAGTTGGATCGCGCGCGTTCTTCAGCGGTTATAATATCCTCTCGCATTTTACAATGATTTCGATCAAGCCCAATCTTAAGGCGATCGTAATGTCGTTGCACGGATTCTATCAACGGGGGATGGGGTTTTGAGTGTTTTTGTTCTTTTTGTTCTGCATTTTTCTCGAGTGAGCGAAGCTGTGAAGCCATGCTACTGCTCGATTATGTTTTGAGGGCGCAATCGGCTAACGCCTGGCCCGGACCCACGCTGGCTCACTCTAGCGACCAGGTTTACGATACACATTGTGCAGGCCTAACTGGTTTACGGGAACTCCGCTTAATGGGCAAAGGTTGCACGCGAGGGGTCCCACTCCCCCCACCGGTGGCTTATTAGGCCCTCATCGTTCCCGGTGGTAAGAGATGTCCACATCGCGGCTTCCCAGCCCTTCAGTTCCCGCCCAGCACCGGTGATGATGCCAACGACTTTGGCAGTGATGGGTGGTTCCACGTGCCGTGCTGAGTGGCTGGGACAAACGTGTGCAACACTGCCGGTTGCGGCTTAGTGCAAACACACCAAAATTCACCAGCAATTAAAGAAACGAGAGCACAGGTTTAACCTGAAGATAGTCTGCTCCGGCAAAGACGCTGTGTCTTTGAGAAAAAGGGCTAGAGCCAATGCCCATAAAGAACCCCC